GAGTCTTTATCTTTTCTAAAAGCTTTGTACACTTGTTCCCTCTGTTGAACTTATGTGCTTCGTCCAACACAAGAACATCAACAGATTTGATCCATTGATTGGTTTCAAATTGACTTCTGATAATATCGATGTTAGCAATAATTACATTAGCTTCTAAATCTGGCTCTAACTTTCCTGTCCATCGTGTAACAGAAAAACTTACATTATATTCAATAAAGTCATTATAGGTCTGATTAACCAAACCTAGATCAGGCACAATAATAAGAGCTTTGAATTTTGTTAGATCCTTAGAATATAGATAAAAATTATCTATTAATGTTGCTATTGTAAGCGTCTTGCCTGCTCCAGTACCCAACAAGATAATTCCTCTTCCAGCAGAAAGAGCTTTATTAACAGCATCTTCTTGATAATCTCTTAGGTCTAAGTTTAATCTTTTGATTATACTTCTATCTAATTTTGGATTTAGCTCCTTAAGTGCCTCTTGTGTGTATTGCAGAGGAGCATATGATTTGGATATTAAATATTGGTTTATCTCTTCAGAGATGCCTATGTCAAACTGACCGTTTGGAGAAATACAATAAATTCTCTTAGGAACGAAGAAAGATCGTGCAAACTTTGCAGCTTCGTTTGGTGCAGAAAAGTACTCTCTTATTTCTTGGAAGTGATCCCCAGAAATAACACCCTTTCCCTTTTTTGCATCAAAATCTACCGAAGTCATTACATTTGTTCCATACTGGTCATTTGAATCATGTTTTTTATATCGTAAGTAATACTGGAATATATCTTTTCTACCTTTTCTAGATATTCAATTATACTCTCATGTTCTTTTAAATCATCATTAATTTTCTTAATTTCTTCTGTGTTCTCTATACTTTTCTCTAAAGAAGTTTTGGATAAACCAACGGGAGAAGCATTTGACGCTTTTTCCACCAAAGCTTTCATTATGGAATCTTTTGTCTTCTTTAGAGTATTTAATTCTATTTTATGTGAAATCAACTTAGATACCCAGAAGTGCTTTCTGGCTGGAGCACGCATGGATGATTCTTTTAAATTCATTTCATTTATATCCAATTCCTTAGCGATATCAGTTACATATCGTTTTAAAATTTCCATGATATAATTATATATCATATGTTAAATATTTCAATGAGCAAGTTCGATGAAATAATCAAAAATATAATGGAATCTATGGTGGTCGGAGGAGATGCCAGTGTTCTAGGACCGAATGCTCATGGTCCACATGCTGATGGAGATGCACGGATTGCACATGGTTTTGGAAAAATTCAAAGAAGAGATTTAAGACCAAAACCAAGACCAAGAAAAAATAGACAAACTAAAAAAGCTCGATAAGTAGGTTAATGCAAGATTTAGGTCATTGGGTCACAAGTTTACCTGTTCCAGAAGAAGCTTATGGATTCATCTACATGATAACCAATTTAGAAACTGATAAAAAATACATAGGTAAAAAGCAAATGGTTTCAAAAAGAACGAAACCTCCTTTGAAAGGTAAGAAAAGAAAAAGAATTTGTATGGTAGAATCAGATTGGAAAACTTATGTAAGTAGTTCCAATGAATTGGTTAAAGACATAAACACTATTGGAAAAGATAAATTCAAATTTGAAATATTAAAATTTTGCTATAACAAAAGTCAGCTTGCATATTATGAAGCTAAAGAACAATTTGACAGAGAAGTGCTTTTAAAAGAAGATTATTATAACGGTATAATTAATTTAAGATTGGGAAAAGTAAAAATATAATTTGACAAGAAAGATTTGTAAGTTATAATGAATCATGGATTCAGAAATTTGTAATCTTTATAATTTAAATATTGTAAATTTAAATGAATTACTTGATAAAAAAATTCATGTAGATATAGAAAATTTTCTATATGATAATAACCTCTGCTCTTTATCAGACAACTCCAAAGACAGAATAAAGATTTACAATCATTTTATAATCTCAAATATTTTACATGTTATAAAAGAGAATTATAACAATATCTTTCTTTATAAAGAAGAAAACGAGATTTATTCTAAATACAGAATTCTAAAATTAGCAAAGTTATTAAGTCTTAATATTTTTGAATACTCTGATTCTTTAGAGATAGACAATAATACATTTTATAAATTTAAAACTTTAGCAGAAAGCAAGAAAAAAGTCAATCTTAAAAAGATAAGAGATTTTTTCGAGAAAAACGAATTAAATCAATTATCAGATAAAATCAAAAATAACATAAAAACAAAATTACTATTGCATAAATAATCTTATGAAGTTCGATAAATTCATCAAAAACAAGTTTGTTTATTTAAAAGAGGCAAATACCGATCCAAATAATGTGGATGTAGCGAAACCAGATATGCCTTCAGCATCAAATGTTGATGAAATAGGAAATGAAATGGCTAAGAATGTAGAGAGATCAGAAGATGCTTTAGCCGATATAGCAAGAGATTTAGTAGAAATCTTTGAACAGATTTTACAGACAAAAGACGAACAAAAAAGAACTATGTTTGTAAAACAGTTACAAGACGCTTGTTCTGGTTCTGGAGAACAAGTCCTGCAATCTATTGAAAAGTTTAGGAATGATAATTTTCCATCCGCAGTGAAAACTGATGCAAATATGCCAAAATTATAATAAATATAAATATGCCACTCTTAAAAGGAAAAAAAGCAAAAACTAGAAAAGGAATTTCTGCCAACATAAAGAAAGAAATGAAGGCAGGAAAAGATCAGAAAGTAGCTGTTGCTATAGCTTTAAATTTGGCAAGAGGTGGAAAGAAACGCAAGAAGAAAAAGAACAAAAAGAAAAATATGAGTGTTAAAAAAGAATCTTACGACTCCTTAGTCAACAAATATCTACATAATTATCTTATAGAAGGTTACGAAAAAGACGAAAAAGATGATTGTGAAGATGCTGAAGAAGACGAAGAAAACGTGTCTCCACAAGAAGTAAACAATCAAGTCAATAAAATCACCGCAGAAAAGAGAAAACCAATAGATCGGAACAAAGTTGCTAAAGCATTAAAAGCAGCTAAAGATGCTGGAATGTCTTTAACCAGTAATCCAAATAATCCTGTTTAACATTTAAATAAAGATTATCTAAATAATTAGATGAAATCTTTTAAAGAGTTTTATTTAGAATCGAAAATAGTCTTTTCTCCTAAAGAACCAATTTCTATTGTAGATGTGGGGGATTTTACTGCTAAAATTGATAGCGGTAATGATGCTTATGGTGTTTTACATGGTGATAATATAAAAACTGACGAGGACGAGAAGCAAGTATCGTTTGTAACATCTGATGGGAAAACCATAGTAAAGCCTTTAGTAGATACTATAAAAATTAATGTTGGTGCTGGAGTAGAAGAGAATCGACCCATAGTACATTTCGATTTTGTATTAAAAGGTAAAGAATACAAAAACCAAAAATTCTCAATAGGAAATCGAACCGATAACGAAGAAAAGGTATTAATAGGACTTAAGTTTTTAGAACCGCTAAAAGCTTCTATACAATGTTAAATAATGGTATGAAGAAGTTTTCTAGACTATTAGAGAATACATTTCGTAGTTCTAATTTACGAAGAGTACGGTTAAAAGTAGATCCAGCTTTCTGTGTTAACGGAGAAATCTCAAAATTTCAAGGTTATGAGGGGTTTGTTATATCAGAAGATGGTGTAACTGCACAAATGTATATAGAAAATTCAGATGGTGGTGTTATGGTCGATATACCATGTGGAATGATCGATGTAGAAAGTGGTTTAACTAAGTTTGAAAAACTTAAAATGAATGCTCTTATTTTTTTGAAGGAAAACAAAGAGATGAAATTTGATAGTCCATTAGTTCAGATGATAATGAACAGTTCTGATATAGAAATGTTCGAAGCATTTTTATTAAACAACGGATGCACTGATAAAGATCTACTAGAAATATATAGAATGGAGTATTTATAATGAGCTTTAACGGAGAATTCGAAAAATATCTAAAACAGTATAATGAAGGTATACTGGATACATTATGGGATGTTACTGGAGGAAGATTTACAGATCCAGTAAACAATCCTTGGGTTAAAGGTGGTTATAGAGGATCTGGAAGTTACAAAAGATCTAAATTAGGGACCAAAGACGAAAAAGAACCGTTAGATAAAGATTTGAATCTTACAAATGGTTATAGAATAAAAAGTTTGCAATACCTTTCTACTAATGATAAATTTGTAGTCTTTAAAAACAAAAGCAAAAAACTAGGAGAATTTAAACTAAATGCTTCGGGGGTTTTGACCAAAACCTCAAGCTTGAATAATATTTTAGTTCCTAAAGCTGCGTTAGCACCAAACGTATATAAAGATGCTTTGGATTTTTTTGCTGCTTATGATTTGAATTCTTTGAATTTAATTAGTGGAAATGCAGAAACTGATATCAAAGATTTTATAAATTCAGAAATAAAAAGAACAAAAAGCAAAGGATCTTTATTTGGAGGAAAAGAAAGAGAGCTTTTTGTTTCTATGAAAAACGAGATAGAGAGTTATCTATCCCCAATAGTAGTTCCTGCACAAAAAAACGCATTCATAATAAAAGCTACTTGGTTTTTTATATTAACTCGAACTAACTTACTCAAAAAATAATGGAACAAGACCTTTCCAATGTATATAGCCGATCTGTGCAGGGCAGAGGTTCTGTACATATGGGGCTTGGTGGCAGTAGTGGATTTTCTTCTGGATACGAAAGAGATCCATACTTTTCTCAGTTAGAGAATTCTGTTTTTTCTAAAATAAACGAATTAACAAAACATCATGAGGTTCCCAGAGTGCCTCAACTTAAGCAAAGCACTCTGAGAACCATTTCCTATGAAGAAGCTCTTAAAGAGTTATTAGAGTTAGAAAAAGCTAACTTTGAGGAACCCCCTCAAGTTTCTTAACAATAAATTTTAGGATTTCTGATCTAACTACTTCATTCGGACCAAAAACAAAATTGTGGATTCCTTTTTCTTCGCTTTCAACATCGTTGAAAGAGCTACGGATTTTAGCAAATCCGTTTTTTGATCCGATATCTGACTGAAAACTGTCTCCTATAATTACATACTTACTATTCTCTCCAAATCTAGTTAAAATAGTAGTTAATTCTGCTGGAGTGAGGTTTTGAGCCTCATCAACAATCACAAAGCTATCTCTGAATGTTAAACCTCTTACGAAATTTACAGGAACACATTTAATAAATCCATTCCTCATCAGTTCTCCACCTACTTTAGAACCTACTAATTCATCTAGTTTTTCTATAAGGGGTAATGACCAAGGTTGAAATTTGTCCTGCACTTCACCAGGCAAACTACCAATACTTTTAGAAGCACTTTCTACTATTGATCTTAAATATACAATTTGCCCTATTTGTCTCTTTTGCAAAAGCTGTAATGCTCCATAAACTGATAAGTAAGACTTTCCTGTACCTGCACAACCATCAACAAATATCATTTTTGTATCTTTGTATAGCATTAAATCTACAAAAGAATTATGAACGGCATTTAGTTGGAATTTGTTGTTTATTCTGAAATTACAAAATGTAGTCTGTTTGTTATTAAATTCAAACGAAGAGATTAGTTCTTCTTCTGAATCTTCTACGCCAGAGAACCTTCTTTTTTTAGTTTTTAGAGATGCCATCAATACTATTTATTTAGCTTGTCTTGAAAGTCATTGCTTTTAATAAGTTTTTTGTTACACTAACTAGTATTATGGAAACCGAGGACACTAATCAAATAGCAAAAATAATGATTGTAAATTATTCTCATGGAAAGGTTCTTTTGCTGAAATCAAGAAAATTAAATAAATTTCATTTGCCTGGAGGGCACTTACAAAAAGGAGAATCTTTTTCACAAGCTCTCAGAAGAGAAGTGAAAGAAGAAACTAATCTAGATTTATCTGGATTTAAAATTTTCTTTTCTAAGCCAAATTTTAAATTATACATAGGAAAATCCTACCCCAATGTAATAAAGTTAAGTGAAGAGCACGATGGTTTTGTTTGGGCTAAAATAGATCATGTGCATACATACCCTTTGTGTAATTATACCATAAGAGATATGTGGGAGTTAAAAAGGTATTGGAATAGACTTATAAAGAAGAATTCTAATAAGCAAGAAGAAGAAACTAATTGATATTTTCTTTTATTTTGATAAAATAATAATAATTATGAGAATTTGTGTAAGCGGAACAGCATCTATTGGTAAAACTACTCTTATTCAAGATTTTTTGAAGAATTGGCCGAATTACCAAACCCCAAAATATACTTATAGAGATATTTTAAAA